GATGGAAGGTTGTCCACGGTGATTTAAAGGAAGTTTTGAAAGGGCTTCATCGGTGAGGGAAGGATGACAGAAGGTCTTGATACTAGGAGTTTGGTCATTAGGGATGATGTCAGTATCAATCACTTCCGATATGATGCTAGGAACGATGGCTGTGTTTTCTTTAATAGGTTTGAAAAAGGAAGGGGAATAGCCAATTGCTGTGAATCTGGGGGTTTCAAAAGGTGTACATTTTGGATCCTCGACGGCATCAACATCAAGGTGGATATGGCTAGGCAAAATCATAGGAGGAAGGGAACCGAGAACAATGGATTGGGATGTGTATTCAGGTTCATCGTTGTATACTTCGGCAGTAACAAGCTCAGTACCTACGGTGGAAGCGAAGATCTCTTGGAGATCTTCAAAAGTAATTGCTGAGGCATAGGAACGGCGGGAAAGGAAGTGGGAACCGGAGGCTATGTGTAAGCCACAAATGACAGCACCTTCATGTCGGGGGTTGAGACTGAAGAATGTGGTGCCACAGCTTCCACTAGTGGTGGGAGTAGAGGTTTCAAAACGATTAACTACGAGGACATCTTTGAAGGGGTTGAAAAGAGGATTCTTGGTATCAGTTAACTTTGCTGGAAGGACAGCATTGTAAGTTGCTTCGCATCTATACATTGTCTGATCTCCAGGCAAATAGTGAACTAATTCCGATAAGCTACCTAAATTGCCGCGACGGAGGAATTTTGAAGTAATGTTCTTGAAGGGAGCACATTTGTCAGTTATCTGGATGAGGAGGAGTTCTCGTTGTCGGTCTAGGAAAATGGGGATGGCTTTAAGGATACGAGTGTTGGAGCCTTCTTTGCTATGCACGAAAATTGGTGATTTTCCGTCATAAACATGTGCAGTGGTTAAAACATAGTTGTCTTTAATAGCCAGTCCATGTACTTTCCCTATTCCGGGAACAGATACAAGGACGGTATTCCTTTCAACAGCTAACTTAGTTTGGGTGATTGTGTCTGAAAGTGTACTGATTTTGCATCCATCAGGAAGAACTTGTGCGTTGGTTGCGGTGGCATTTCTCTGGTGAATGTTGTGAAGACGCTTCATGACAGCGGTGTCCGAAGCGGTTGGTGCAATGCGGTGAATAGCTTCGAGAGTTTTGGAAGCAGGATGAGGTTGAGGGGAAGCTGTTACAGCATTGGTGGGAGTAGTGGTAACAGTCCTTTTCAGGGCCTGTTCTCTCTTCTCTCTCCATGATTCTGCTTGAACTGGGTCAGTAGGAGGAGTCTCTGATTCAACGGGTTCAATAGCTGCTGTTTCGGATAGTTTCACAATTGTGAAGATTATACCGGCAGCACCTAATAAACCCATTATGGAAAAACATAAAAATTGAATTTTTGGTTGGGACATAACTTCTTTGGCACGAGTCCAAAGAGCTACTGTTTGAAGTTTGCTTGCGTTAGTTTGATAAGTTTTTGCATACTCTCGAGCCCATGCTGTGTAGTGACCAGTTTCGCGGAAGTTGCTAACTGATTTGCCGATGATAGTGCGACATGTTCGTGGAAGCGTAGTGAGATCAACTGTGTTAGTGAAAATTTGTACAAATGTGACTGGGAAATTGATGTCATTGCCTGTGGAGAAAACGAGTGCTTGATCTGTAATGGAAAGGAGTTGGCCTACTTCTTGTGCGATGGGAAGTCCAGAAATCTTACCGTTGAGGACGACAATATCCAAATGCTCGACTATAATTCTACAGGAGAAATCAGCTCTCCTATATGCATTATCAAGCGTTGAGTATACACTGTCGAGGTCTTCCGGGTTCATGCATTGGACGAGTGCGGTGTAATCAGGAAAGGAAGTGAAAAGGGAGGGGACAAAACGGATAAATTTATCAGGATTTGAACTGCCGATTGCACCATAAAATTCGGTGATGGAAGGAAGTTTGACGTCGAGGTCGAATTCCACGCCGTCAGTAGGAATGTACGGGACTTTTTCTAGGGGGGGTCTGGTGGAAGTTCCAAGTGCATAAACTTGGTCAGTGAATTCTTGGAAGGAAAGTGCTGGAAAGTTGAGGGCGGAATAGGATTGGACACCATGTGAATACATTGCGACGGCTATAGAGCGAGACACGCTACCTGAGACAATCTTGCCTCGATAATAACATGGTCCACTAAAGCCAAGGCGACGCAAAGTGGCTTCACGAGGTAGGACGGAAAGGTCAGGATATTTATTGACTCTGTAGTAATAAAAGCTGATGGCTGTCCAAAGTTTCTGGTAAAAACCACGCGTTCTCCAAATATCTGATGCCCAGACACGGATGGCAGAGAAATAGCCGAAAACGTCAACACAAGATCGAACAGTTGGGGGGACCCAATTGTCCAATATTACGATGATGTTTGAGCCATCTATCTGATCAAACCATATCCGATATGCTTCAAGGAGCTTGTAGAGCGTGTAGTTTTTGACAGACAAAGTGGAGAGGTTGAAAATATCATCAAAAATGAAGATAGTTCGGGTTGAGCCCAGGAAGTCGGAGAGGATGGATTCTTTAGTGATACGGACAACAGTGTGGTTTGGGAATGAACCAATGATGTCGTTCTCACAATAGCGAGTCTTTCCAATACCAGGGGCTCCAGAGATGTAGATCACCGCTGGATTCTCGGTATTACAAGGACCAGCCTCCGCATTGACATCAAGATGTCCTTGCGGGAGTAGAAAAGGAACTTGAGGAGGGGGCATGATGGATTTTGGCAGTTGAGCAACGGTCATGCCAGATTGTAGTGCACGGTCGCGCTCAGCTAGGAAAGAAGCCCGATTGGCGATCCACTGAGTGGTCATCCAATCGACGAGTGCATCTTTTGTCATTTCGGTGAAGTGCCAATTTGAATGGGTATTGGTGACGTCAGCGGTGTGAGTCCAACGTCGGAGGGTGGGACCAGTAAGAGGAAAACGTTGATTGTTGCGGGGAAGAACAGGGTTGTTTAAGGGATTTTCGACTGTTACCCAATTTGAACGAGAACGATAAGCCATGAGGACTGAAGGAGGCATAAAATTTGGGGAATTTTGGGAGAAGGTAAAATTTCCGGGGGATACGCGCTGTTGAAAAGGAGC